ACTATTCAAGAAGGATAGGGAAACGGACTTATCGTAAGCCGCTTCTGCGTCCGCTAGGCGAACTTCTGCGTCATACAACGCCGAAGCCCCTTTCTCCATTTCCTTACTTATGCGCTGGAGTTCCTCGACGATCTGGCCCGGGGTTTCCATTAGGACAATCCTTCCGCCATAGTCTTTATAGCTTCTAGGATTCCAGCGTCGGCCTTAGTGGTCTTCGCTTCGGAGTAGAGCAGTCGCAACTTGTCGATATCCTTAGCGTTCGTTAGTTCGCCCGCTTCATAGAGCCACGCTCTAACCGGAAGCTTTGGAGTCTGACCGCGGGCGACCTTTTCCATTTCTTCACGGGTTACGCGTTTGTTCCCGCTAAAGGTGTAGTTAGCTAGACAACGACCAATCGCAGAAGTTTCCGCATTCTCTAGCGCGGAAGTCTTGTTAGCCATTCCAACGCCGTCCACTTCGAAAGCCCAACCGACGGTCTTCGGTAGGTTTCTAGCTTGGTCTTCTTGATTCAGATAGAGCCTTGCTTCGACTACCCAAGTTCCAACGGAGCGGTCTGCGGGTGTGGTGTGATTCACGGTAACGATTCGTGCGTCTTCTGCGATTTCGCTGCTCCAGAATCTACGGAGTCTTTCTTCTACGGTTTCGTAGTCGTTGAGGTTGAATTGTGCCATTTCTATTTCCCTTTCTTTTCATTGTGTAGGTAAGGATTTCCCATTCCACGGGCGCGAAGACTGATCGCGTGTTCACCGTAAACGATTCCCCTTTTCTTCCCAGCCATAGCCTTTAGAACTCGACTCTTTAGCTCGGTAAGTCTTTTCTCGGTCTGCTCAAAGTCCGTTAGAGCATTGAAGTAGTTCACGCCTAGTTCGTCTAGGTGTTCTTCTCCGTCTTCGATTTTAGGATTCATAGCCCGGATAGTTTCGAATGTTGAATTACTTCCGTCCCAGTCCGGCATTTCAACTTTTAGAACCGATTCCCTGAAACGATAAGCGGCGGCAATAAGCGAAGCCGCTTCGAACGAATCCCATTCGACTTCGAATTCTTGATAGCTAGAGCCTGCTAGAGCTACCAGCGTTGCTTCTTGAATTCCAAAGACGTTCATATACCAAAGCACCTGCGCCCGGTAATGTTGCGGGACTTCGCTCCAGTAATCGCGGGAGAACTTGACTTCGATAATGCCCCAAGTTCCGTCGGGCTTCTTGTAAAGCGCGTCCGGGTTCGCACGTTGCCACGGAAATTCTTTATGGCCCCAAGTTCCGGTCGTAAAGATTTCTAGCTCCGGGTGTTCTTCCGCGAAGATTTCCAAGATAGGCGCTTCAAGTTTCGTTCCAAGTCGCATAGCCATAGACGGTTCGAAGTCGTCCGGAATTTGCTTGGTCTTCTTTGCCCATTTTGTTATAGGTGATTCCCACGGACTCAGCCCGGCGATTGCCCCAATATCGGAACCGCCTACGGCCCCTTCTTCGTTGCGTAGATCGTGCCAGCCTTTAGAGCCGGATTCGAAGTTGCCTAGAAGAACGGCGTCGCCTAATTCCTTTAGTTCTATTTCCCCTTTTATCATTTTTCAGATTCCTTTCGATCTGGTCTAACTTCTTAGTAAGGTCTAGGTTATGACTACCCTACGACAATTATTAGGCATTGAGCGGAAATACCTAGAACTTCACGAAGCTATCCGGGAGGTCGGTTCCGTGGAATGCGAAGAGCTTCCCGACGTGTTCTTCAGTCAAGAAGTTAGCCGGGAAGCCCAGAAATTAGCCGAAAAGATAGCTAAGAATATGTGCCAATCCTGTCCGGTTAGGGTATTGTGTCGGGACTATGCCCTATCTACCCGGGTATCGGGTATTTGGGGAGGCACTACCGAAGCGGAGCGTTATTCAGCGTCGGGGACGTAAGAGATAGCTAGAGCGGAGCCACCGATTGCTAGTAGAGCTGCGGCGACGTTTAGAATCTGCGCGCCTAGCTCACCGGAGATAGTTCCCAAGCTGATTAGTAGTGGAACGGTCGCGGCGACAATTCCGTATATCCATTTACGAGTAGCGGGTTTTAGGTTCAACATTATTCTTCTTCTTTCTTGTAGAGGTTCACGTCTTCAAAGGTAGCAGACGCGGTATACGCGGTGAGGATAATGGAGATTAGAGCTACTCCACCGATTACTAGTTGGACGCTTACTTCTTTGTCAAAGAAGAAGGTTCCCATTCCGAAGATAATCATAACGAAGCCCAAGCGATAACCGCCGTAGATTAGTTTTCGGCGATACTTCCAAGACGGGCCAGAAGAATCTTCCCCTTCTTGTTCCCTAAGAAAAGTTAGAGCGTCCCAGATTTTCACTTTAGTTTTTCTAGGGCTATTTGTGTTTTTATGTAGCTGGTCGGTTCGGTGTATCGAAGCCCCTTGTTATTCCAAACGTAAACCTTTCCGCGCTGAATCTCAAAGTGAAGGTGTGGCCCGGTGGATTCTCCGGTGTTGCCGGATTCCCCTAGCTTCGTTCCTTCTTCTACTAGGTCGCCTACCTTGATTCCTGCTGCGGGGATTGAACCCTTCTTCAAGTGGTAGTAGCCGGACGTTATCCATTCGCCGTCTATTTTGTGGCGAAGTCTGACAATAAAGCCACCGCCCGCAGGTTCACCGTTCGGGAACTTTAGGCGTGAAGGGCCAGCGAAGACAACACGGCCCCGGGCGATAGCGTAAACTGGGCGACCAACTTCGACGGCATAATCGACCCCGTTATGGTGTTTTCTAATTTTCTCGATCGGGTGAATTCTCCACCCATATAAACCCAGCTTGGTAATTTTGGGAATTGGTCTGTTGAAGGGATTTCTCATAGTTCTATTTTACAAGGATAGAAAAGAATGCGGAAACTAATCCGGTGATTCCAGCGGCAAGACCTGTATAGGCTATCTTCTCAATCCACGCTAACCGCGCAAGGGTTAGTTCTACTTCCCGGATACGGTTTGGAACGTCGTCTAAGTGATCTAGCTTCTCTAGAACCTTGATTAGAATTTCGCCGTGTTCAAGTTGCTTCTGATAGATTGCGTTCTGAGTAATCCGGACGCCCGTTGTTTCTTCTGCCATTATGCTTCAACTGCTCCGGCTATTCTTCCGTCTTCTAGAACGGTTGCCGTCGGGTCGATTGCTTGCGCAAAAGCTAGAGCTTCCGCTTCGGTTAGGTTTGTAAACTCCCATTCGGTTAGTTCCGACGGGTCTACTTCTTCAGTTACGTAGCCCAAGATAGTCCCGCCGTCTTCGACTTGACCAGAAACCCACGCGCCTTCTGCTGCGAATCCTAGTTCCCCGATTTTATCTTCTGGGCCAGTTCCGTAGTTTGGATTTGTAAAGTTCAGTTTCCAAGTTGCGTAATTCACGATAGTTCTTTCTTTTGAGTTTCTACTAATTCTACGAAGCCGTCTAAGACTCCAGCTTGTTCCATAGCTTCGATATGCGCCGGGTTTACGCCAGCTCCGCCCATAAGCATAGCTTTAGCGTTGTTCGTTAGTCGCGCTTCCCAGTAGTCCGGTTGCGCTGCTTCGATTTCTGCGCGGCTGTATTTCTGCTTGAAGCTATCCCAAATTTCGATAAGGTGCTTCATCTCGCGTTCTGCGCCTAGCATAGCGAATTCAGTCTGCGCTAAACCTAGTTCTAGTTCTTGCGCTTTTAGTTCGTCTAGATCGTCTTTGGTTGAGCGTAGTCGGGCAATTTTTAGTTCGGACTTTTTTACGTTTATCTGCGCCAGCTTGTATTTATAGATTGAGTCCTGAAGCTCAATAACAGTTTGGTAATACTTCATTTCGTCGGTTGCGTGTTGTCCCAAAACGAAACGCTCTAGCTGAAAGCGTGAGCGTGGCTGCTGAACTTCTGCGATTGCTTGTTCTATTTTGTCTAGCATTTAGAAAACTCCTGCGTCTGCCATACCTGCTATTCGAGTTCGGATTGCCGATAGTCCTGTTCCAAGTGTGCTTCTGGTATCGCTTGGGAAAGCAAAAACATCTACCGTTGAAACTCTTGTGCTTACATTTGTGGCAGTTTGACCACCAGCAACATAGCCAGCAGAACCAGAATTAGCCATACCACCCAAGTAGAATCTAGCGGTAGATAATCCAGTCCCTAATTGCGTAACAGTATCGCTAGGAAAGGCAATTTTATGAACAGTTGTATAAACGCTTGCCCTTTGTCCACCAGCGATATAACCAGCAACTCCAGAATTAGCGAAACCCGCTGCTCTCATAGTTCCTTGATTGGTAGGTAAAAAGCTATTGTTTGAAGAATAAGTATCGCTAGGGAATGTGTATTTGTGGCCTCGTCTGGTGCCGGCATCTATTTGGTCTTCTCCACCGACAAAATAACCAGCTACTCCATTATCGGCGCAACCAGTAATGTATTGAGTATTGGTTGAAAGGCTAGTGCCTAAAGTAGTAATTGTATCGCCCGGAAAGGCAATTTTATTGACTGAGCTAATTCTGCTTCCAGCAGAACTCTCTCCACCACCAATGTAACCTGCGACTCCAGAATTAGCAAAACCACCCGAGTTAGCTCTAGCGGTCAATCCCGAAACGCTAGTTCTTGTATCGCTAGGAAAACTGAATTTGTCAATAGTTGAAACTTGGCTAGACCCAACGATACCACCGCAAAAATAACCAGCGACTCCAGAATTAGCCATACCAGCGTTTTGTTCTCTAGAAGAAGATAAGCCAGTTCCCAAAGTGCTACGAGTGTCGCTGGGAAAAGCAAATTTATCAACAGTAGCGACGGCCGCAGTTTCAAAGCCACCGCCGAAATAACCAGCAACACCGACTCGAATCAAACCCGAACCAGCGGCACTCAAAAGACCTAACGGAATTAGTGCCATTTCTAGACGCTCGTTGCGTTACCAATAATGCGGTAAGAGTTTGTATCAACACAGACAACGGAAACCGCGTCATAACGCTGTCCGATTCTGTAAGCGGTTCCAGCGGTTCCGCGACCTGCGAAAGATACTGCCGTTCCGTCGCGGGCGATTGTTACGGTTCCTGCTCCGTCTTGGAGAATGTCGATTCTTTCGCCCGGCTGGAATGCGGTAGCAGTTCCGATCGTAACCGTAACGGCTGAAGCTGAAGTGTAGACCAAGGTTTTATAGCGGTCTGAAGTGGCTACGGTTCCAGCCGTAGCGGTAGAGCTGGTAAGATTTATCTCGTTTGAAAGATACAAGTTAGTATCTGCCGCGGTTAGGACGTCGCCCGCGGTGAAGGTCTTTCTTGGCATTTGGGTTCCTTTGTTCTTTCTTTAGTTTATCAGTAGCCTAGACGGTCGTTATCTAACTCTCCGAACAACGGAGAATCCAGAACGAATACGCCCAAGTTTAGAGTTTCAAGGGTAAAGCTAACGCGTCTAATTACTGGTTCCCAGTTGTGCGAGATACCGATAATTCGAGCGGGCAGTTCGATAGCTGGAGGAATGTTTGACGGCTGGAATCTGACTTGAACGATATCGCCGATTTCTAGATCAAGGATTGCGGCGGTCTGAGTTTCGTCCAGCTTATCCATAATTACTTCTACGGATTCAAAGCGGAATAGTGGAGCTTCGTAAGTAGCCAGAAGCAAGTTAGCTAAGTCTTGGAGTTCGGTAGGGCTTTCTACAAGTAGCCCGGTATTTGAATAGGTTCGGACTCCGTAGAGCGTGGTAGCTGTTGTATTTTCTGCGCTGACCGCTTCCGGAATTACGTCCGTGTTAGCTAGTTCGATTCGAGTGTAAAGATTTTCGCTTCCATAGATTGCTTCAACACTTGCGAACGGAATCTTGGTAGAAACTGACGGCGCGGGATCGTCGGAGAAGATTAGGTCTGGAGCGGTGGTCGCGCTGTTTCTTTCCTTAAATACTAAATCGCCGTCTTTGCTAATAAATAAGTTTCCGAATTCTGAATTAGCTACGTTTTGGAGATACTCTAGAGCTGCGCTATTCGTTACGGAAGAATCTAGAAGAATGGAATTTCCGTCTTCGATTTGGCGATTAGCTGCGGGCCAGTTTACTTCGGCAAGGTCTAGGACTCTAGTTACCCTTGCTCCAGCTAATTCGCTAGGCGGGTCTAGTTCTATGATAAGTGCGTTAGCCAAAACTGAAAAGCCGTCGGACGCGTCTATTCTTACCGTAGACCTATTGCCCGGTTCGTATTGAAGGTCAAAGTCTTCGATAAAGCCATAGAAAACGGGTTCGTCGTTAGCGGTAATTCTTACTTCACGGCGGGGAACTAACGCGCCGAAATACGGGCCTTCAGAATACAACGGGTCAAAAGTTCGGTCTGAATTGTCTAGGCTTAGGGTCGTCGTTCCTGCGTCGGTGCG